AAAAACCCCTGTATTTCTACAAGGGTTCAATTTCTTATTTTAAGACGATTTAAGACTACTTCTTTTCAATTTGAGCATAACATACCGCCAACGCTTGTTCTTGGGAATCATACTCACTTCCAATTGCTTTCATACACCTTGAAACATATGCATCAGGTTTCTCACCAGCATTAGGTGTTGGGATCTTAAATTCTTCTGAACCCATTTTCTTTTTCTTTGGAACACAGTTTGGTGATCCATCATCTTTTAAACCAATTGGTTCATAACCTGGTTCACAAGGATTTGGAGTAATATCCATTTCTTGTTTTGAACTATTCTCTGCTTTAATTTTTCCACATACAGCTTCAGCTATTGCTTTAGATCCGTAAGCTTTGGTTTGATCAGCAATACATTGATCCCAAGGATAATCAGCAAAGTCATTTGCACTAATATCATGCGGAATTGTTTTTGATGTAAACAATTCTTTTCTTAATTCTCTTAATTTATTTAATTCCATATTATTTAATTTTAAATTTGGTTTAATCCCAATCTGAATAATGTTTGTGTTAATAATTCAGAAAGTTCATCAATTATATTTTGTAAAAATGATTCTTTAAATATTACTCTATTTGTTTGAACATATTGATATAGAGCTTTAAAGTAATTAACTGTCTCATCTTTTGAAACATAATCTCTGTAAGGCATTGATTTATAACCTTCAATTTCACCATATAATGCTGTATAAGTTTCGGTTATTCTATCTATCAAATCTAACACATCATCATAATACATTCCTAATGCTTGATGTTCAGAATATATTCTTGTTTGGTTATGGAAGATATGAACTTGAGGTGAACTGTTGCGTAATACGCTAATAAATTCTGCTACTGTAGCCATGTTATTTTTTTTTATTTTAATTTATTTATAAATGTTGATTCATTAAATTTGGTATAACCTTTATATCTATTTCATCAAAATTTCTTATTTCCCCATTTTTTAAAACAACCTTCCACACTGTATTGGTATCAATATTATAATCGATCCAACATATACATTTTCCTTTTCCTAAAGGTGTTTCAACCATAATGGGTGTTTTCAATTCATGAATCATTTTTAGAAACAGTCAGGACAGTTCCACCAGTTCTCCGCATATTCTGAATAAGCTTGGAATCCACCTTGTGAACTACTTCCACCTCCATTTAGGTTTGTTATTTGTTTTGCACTCCAACCCTTACGAGTTGAGTTTGCCAAGAAAATACCATTATTATATTTCTGAACTCTATCAGGAACAATACCATCGATTGTAGATGCGTTAAGATAATCAGGGAATTTGTTTTGTCCTTTACCTGTTAATAAGTAATCCAATAATCTTTGTGCATACCAATCAGCTCTTTGTTTCTGTAATGATCTTAAATATTTCATTGTTCCAATATCAACAGATTGAGCATTTTCCATTGTTCCTTCAACAATACCTCTATTCATTGTACGATACATAATATGAGGAATTGCATTGAAATACGCTGTTTGAATTAAATATGGTTGAATATAATCATTCACCAAAGTCAATTCATCAGCATTAAATGTATTACCTGTTGCATTTACTTGTGCCAATAAATGATGATAAAACTTTGCTCCCAATATTGTTTGTAAATCAATATCTTGAGCAACTTGTACTTCAGATTTTAAAACATCAATATCGACATTTTTATTTATATTTGTGAAGTTTTTTAATTTAACTTCTGATATTAATAATACACCCATGTTATTCTTGTATTGGAGTTGTTGGTTTATCTTCTACAACAGGATTTTCTTGAACATCACCTGTTAAGAATAATGATAATGGTTTAACTTCAAATGTAGTTGGTTGACTAAATTTAAGAGAAACCATTTTATTGAATACTGGTAGAATTTGATTTTGATATGGCATAATTACCATTTTACGGAAATATTCAGAATGTTCTGTAATCTCATTTGCACCACCCAATTTACCTGATGTTGCAATACCGAATAACTCCGCTGAACTTACTCTATGAGCTGACAATATATTTCTTGATACATCATCTGTTAAATCTTTATAATATGTATCATTACTATCCTTTGCAATTTGAATAATTTCAGGAGATTGATCCTTACTTTCATTAAATGAAATGATTGCTTGACCCGCATTATCAGATCCTTGATATTGTGATTGTAATGCTCTTACAATTTCTCTTTGTTCATTCTCACCAGGTACACCATTTGTATAGTTAATCCATAAAGATGGTGTCATTCCATTACGAAGATTATTCATATGGAAATTCTTTGCTTCAATATCAATTTCTATTGCTCTTTGTCCTGCAGACCAATCAGGTACAGGATAATAACTCATATTTGGAACATAAGTCTTAAAGTATACTAATTGATTAGGATCTTTTTCATTTTGATTAAACGCTTTAATTTCGATAGGAGGATATTTTTTAACCGTCCTCCAATCAGGACTATAGTAGAAACATTCAATTTCATCATCTTCATTTAATTTACCTGATCTTATACGAGAAAAATCCACATGATAAATCTCTGCAATTGATTTATGATCTTTTGACCATATTACATTTAAAGAAAATCCACCAAATATCATATAATCCAAAACACATTTTCTCATTACTTCAGTTACGGTCTCTTTTGGATTAACTAAATTAACTGTGGCCATTGGATTGTTTATTGAAACTAATCCATCACCCATAATTTGATTTACTTTTGATGTAACGATTGCTTTATGTATTGCACAGTTGTCATATAAATCAATAAAGTATTGTGGTAATAAGTTATCTATACCATAATAAACCCATGGCATTCTTTGGATTACTTCAGCAAAAATCGGTAATGATGCTCTACTGAATTGAATTGATCCAAAATTTGTTTTCTTTAATTCTTCACTCATAATTATTCTTGTATATAAATATAATTCTCGTTAGTTTCGTTATTTGAAATATATTCTGTAAATGGATTAGATTCTGCGGTACCTTCAAGTATTGCTATACCTGTATAAATCAATTCCGTATCATCACCATATATTTTTAATTGATATTCACCCTCATAGTTCAAATCATCAACATTTAATGGTAAAACAATCGTACAATATCTAATATTTGATGTATATTGTGATGGATTATTAATATATATTAAATAAGATTTTGTTTCTTTACTCATTATGTGAGTAAAAACTAATGTAAATGTTGAAAATGTTGATCTTGAATTATTATTAATATTCAATACCAAATCATTTTCTTGTGCCTTTTGAATATATAGCATGTTTTATGTTCTTATATAACTAAATATAAATATTTCCACATTGAAAGGGTATTGCACAAAAAAATAAGGTCCGAAGACCCTATTTTTGAATAGAATATAAAAAATTCACCTAATTTAATAGGCTACTATCATTATCCTACAATAGAAGCACCTGTGAATACAGCACTTAACGCACCTGTGATAACGTTAGCTGGATCTTGTTCTTGACCTTTGAAAGTCAATTCAAATCCGTTTCTATCACCATAAGCCGTTCCTGTACCTAATGCACCAGCTGATAAGAATAAACCATTAGTTTGACCTAACATGTATTGAACACCTAAATAGTCAATAGCGATGATTTGTAAAGCATCATTTTGACCCAAGATTTTAACCTGATCTCTTTTTGCTTGATCATATTTGAAGAACACAACTTTTAATTCTTGATCATAAAAGATAGTACCATTTTCAAAAGATTTAGTTACGTTTTGAGTTAAAGAAGAAGTATTTCTCTTTACTTCAAAACCGTACAAAGTTGTACCAGTTGTTGATGTAGCACCTGTAATAGAACCATCTGCAGTAGATGTAAAACCTGTTACAGAACCACCACCACCAACAATGTAAATCTTTTTAATACCACCAATACCATCAGAACATCCCAATTGTACTCCTGAAGTTATATAACATGACATATATGTAATAATTTTATTGTTTTTTGTTTATATTAAAGGGGACTTTCACCCCTTTTGTTTTTTATATTTTTAATTACGCTAAACCGTTAGTTGCGAAATACTTTGTAGTACCAAAAGTAGCGATAGTTGCACCATAGTTGAAATTAGAACGGATTCTGATCTCATCGAAGTCAACTGAATACCATGCTTTCAAAGTCTCATCACTTAACAAGTCAACACCATATACCATGTATTCTGCTGGTCCGATAACAACTTGGTTAGAAGCGTTCAAACCTAAAGTAGGAACAACTTTAACGTTAGTGTTAGGATGTACAGCTGACATATTAGATGTAATATCTGTAGTGCTGATATAGTTAGTGAAGAAGTTAGCTTTAGTTAATGCTTGTACATACTTACGGAAGTTTGCATAAGACATAAACACTACTAAATCTTCTCTTGATAAAGCGTTGTCATCTAATCCATTGATTAAGTTATCAACTTCAGTGATTGGGTTACCTGCAGTACCATAAGCTTGTGTACCGAAAGTTGTACCTGATACGTTTGCAACAGATGAAGCAAATGTATTACCAGTGTTAGTTGAAATTAAGAAAGCGAAACCGTTAAAACAGTCACCTGATACGGTACGAGCTTGCCATAATTTAGTTTCAACATGTTGCTCAATTTGTTTCTTTTTCAAATCCAAGATCATTTGTTCAAATGGAACAGTCTCTTGAGTTTGACCCGCTTTCATCAACATTGATTGATAAGTTTGGAATAACGCCTTGTAACATAAACTTTCAAATAAAGTTTCAGGACAAGTTGTGATTGAGTGTTGTGTAAATTGTGTTACACCTGATGGGCTTAAAGAACAGTTTCCTGCTTGGAATACTGGAGTTGAATCCAATAAGTTTAAAGCTTGAGTTCCTTTGATACC